TTGTGCGGCCGCGGCCCGGCGATGCCCGATGATGATGGTGTAGTCATCGCTGGACCACACAGCCTTGGGTGTCCATGCTGCCGCTGCTGCTGCGGCATCCCCGCCCTCGTCAACGCACTTCGCAATGTACTCCCGGCTGTTGAGGTAGTGGCCGGGGATAACGGTCAGGTTCTGGAAGATGCCGTTCTCTTTGATGCTGGCGGCAAGTTCCGTCAAATCCCCCAGTTCCTTGCGGGGGTTGTCAGGGTGCGGATGCAGTCTCCTGCACGCAATGTTCGTGATCTCTGCCATGATTTATTTTCCTCCATGGTTTCAGAAAAATGTGAGCTGCCCGGTCTTGGTCTCACACAACGGCGGTGCAGCATCATCCTTTTTGTGTTCCGGCTCTGCTTGCTCGGTCTGGCGGCAGACAGGCTTCATCAGAAGTTCTATCTGCGCCCACTGGCGGCGCAGAAACCAAATGTCCGTAGAAAAGAACGGTGTGTACCAAATCCTGCTTTGCGGCCCCGCCGGGAGCAGCCCACGGCGATCATACGCGGTGCTTGGTTCTGTAATGGTGTTCCCGATGACTACATATCCAGCACAGCCTAAAAAACTGAGCTGGATGTAGCACATCAGTCCTGCAATCAGGTCAATATCCTGCGCCACAAAAAGCACCTTGTCGTGGTAGCAGATATTTTTTCTCCTGCACAGGTTGGCAAAAGCAATCAGCAGTGCGCCCGCACCGCAGGCCGGGTCCGAAACCGAAAAGAATCCGGCATTCTCTGCCGCCGGGTCGCTTCCCCCGGAGATTTCCACCATGCACCTACAAACGTCATACGGGGTGAAGAATTGCCCGGCGTGCGAGTTGCCCAACTCGCACATCATGTACAGCGAACCGAGGAAGTCTTGGTCAGGATTCTGCTCCATACCCATGATTACCTCGCCCAGCATTTCAGCCATGCCCTCCCGCTCCTTGGAGGAGTATTTGGAAATGATGGTCTGATACGTCTTGGTACGCTCCGGGGCATTTACCTTGTCGGTGCTGTTCGAGATCTCGATGGCCGTCAGAGTGACGAAGTCCTCCCAAATCTCCCAGCGGCTGTGCTTTCCAGTCAGGCTATTGAAGAGTTTGAGGAAGTTTTTCTGGTGGTCATCACGGATGCTGCGTGTCACTGCTGCCTTTGCCATGGATTATTCCTCCTCGCTGTCTGCCTTGGCGAGGTAGTAACGGCCATCGTAGAAGTCAATCACGCCGGCCGTTTCCAGTTCATCCAGCAGGGCGATGGCCTTTTCTGCGGTCACACCCATCTGCTGTTCCAGCAGGGCCTGCGTGATGCCGTCGTTCTGCCGGGCAATCTCGGTGGCCTGCGTCAGTTCGTCCGAGGTGGGCTCGTTCTCCTCGTCATCCTCGATTTCTTCCAGCGGTTCGGCCTCCCCGGGGAGATTCGGGGAATCAGGCTCATTTCCCCGGGGCGCATCCTGCTGCCCACCGGATTCCGGGATGTCAGGCATCTTGTAGCCGAGGGCTGCCAGCTTGCCGCCCTCAACCAAATCCCGGAAGAAAAACTGGAGCCAGAGGTAGTGCATATTCTTGAAGATGTTCTTGATTTTGTTGAACAGGGTGTCGGAGATCGTGAATGTCTTGCTCATGCGGTAGGTCAGGTTTCCGTCCTTGACGGTGAACAAGATGGATGCGCCCGGCGAGATGTAGTTGTCCTCGGTCGCTTCTTCCAGCATCGACATCTGCTCACCAACGCCGCCCAGCGGACGGATAACCAGCTTGATGGGATATGCGTTCTTGATGAACACATAGCTCAGGTTGTTGGCCTCGCAGATGCCCTTGAGTTTTTCACGGTAGACTGCGAAACGTGCGGATTCAGACAGAGAATTATCCATGACGAAGCTCCTTTCAAGTAGCTTTTAAGTAGTCGAAAATTTATAGTCGTTCTCCCGGTTCTCGATGGCGGTCAGACCCAGTGCGTAGGCTGCCCACACATCAGCCTTGAAGCCATAGAAGAAATCCGGGGCTTTCTTTGTGCCCTTGCCGTTTTTCAGGTCGTGGGCTGCAAATCGGTCAATCAATGCCCGCCGGATGGCGGTGTCGTTGGCTCGGCTGTCGTGGCAAATGTGCTTTTTCTCCTCGATGCGGCACATCATCCGCACCGAGCACCGGGACGAAAGCACCTGATAGAACCGGCCGATCCAGACCGTGGTGTCGAAAACGTCCCGACCAACGGACATCCCGTAGGAGGCCACCATTTCGATGACCGCCCACCGCCATCCCTGCTTGGCAGCCGATTCCAGCTTTTTCAGCAGTTCTTCGTTGTCGATTTTTCCGAACTCCAGCGGTCGGAGCGTTTTCTGGTCAATCACGCAGTAGCCAGACTGCACATTGCCGGGGTCAATAGCGATGATGGGCATCACAGGTACGACCTCCCAAACTCCTGAATAAACCGGGCTTCCGGCCAGCCGTAGTGTTCCATAGCCTTTTTCTGCGCCCAGCACTTCAGCCGGAGATCAGCATCACGGTTGTTGTGGATGGCAGTCGGGCCGTTCTGATGGCACCACGGGCAAAGCGTCACCCACAGGCCCAAACGCTTGCTCTTTGCCCGGTAGGCACTCCCGAAGTACACCTCATGCCGCGCAGTACCATACCGCCCACAGATCAGGCAGACCGGCTTATCATGCAGGATGCTAGGCGCATAACCGTTGGAATCCAGCTTTTCGCCGTACTCATTCAGCGGCATCCATCTCACCTCCCGTCACAATCCAGACCTTGTGAGAACCCCATCCAGACCACGAAATCGCTTCCGCATGGGTACCAACGGCCACATCTAAAGCATTTTCCTTGATGAGCGAGCCGGTATCCTGAACCACCCTCATCCCTACGCCCTCAATCAGAATGACCGTGCCATAGGGAAAGATGCTGGTGTCTGCGGCCACCGTCACGCCCGGCTGAACCTTGGCGCCGCTGGAAGTGATGCCCTGCCCCTCCCCGCAGATATGCGGGTATTCCTCGGAGCAGTAGGCTGTGCATTGAAACTCCCCCGCGTATGTAAGGGCAATGCTCTGATCTGCTGCAATGGTGTCCGTGAGCTGCTCAACCTCGGTCTGCAACTGCTCAATGGTTTCCTTGCGCTCCACGGCCTTGTTCATCCAGTTTTCTTCCCGGCTGGCGTAAATGTCCCTCTCCATGGTGAGTTCATCCACCCGGCGGGCATAGACCGCGCTGGCAAGAGCGCTGCCGGTAAAAAGGCTGACTGCACAGGCCAGCGACACGATAGAACGAAACTGCATTTCAACCTCCAATCTGAGCCTTTGCCCCGCCGGGCAGTGCCGGGGGCTTCAAATTCTCAACCGGGGCATCCTGTACAGCCCGAATGAAGCCCGGCTTCACGAACTGGAGCAGGTCTGCGCTGTCACGGCCAAAGGTCGTGCTCAGCTCTGCCGGAGAGCCAGCCCAGCGCTGCACCGCCACCGGCAGGGTGGCGAAAATCTCAGCATTGCGGGTCTTGAAGTCCTCCCCGGTGAGCTTCCCGGTAGGAGTTACCAGCCCGCCGTGAGTCATGTAGTACAGGTTTGCCGTAATCTGCCGGGCGGCGGTCGCCGCCTGCGCCCAGAGGTCGTTTGCCGAGGGATTCACAGTGGCCTGCAACTTTTTAATTTCCTCATACCAGTCAACAATGATCTGATTCGGAAACCGGCACTTCGCAAATGCAGCATATAGTGCCTTTTCTACAATTTCGTCAGGAACCATGCCGAATGCCTGAACACAAGTTTTGAGATCGATTATACGATCTTCTTTGCTGCGAACACGGCCATAGCGATTGTCAATCACTATCAGCAGTTCTTTCAGTTTTTTGTCTGTCACGCTGAGCCTCCTAAGAGTTCTCTAAAGATTTCATCATAATCCTCGGCCGCAGAGCGTTTCGGTTGTTGCCCAGTTGAGGGCTTTCGCTGTGCTTCCCACGCTTCAAAGTCACCGGGAGTTTTGATGTTGTCTTTTTTCCATCGCCTTAATATAGATTCAATATAGCTCCACTTATGGGCACCGTTCTTTGCACCCTCAGAAATCGCCAAAAGCAACATTTCTGTGCTGAACTGTTCTCTCCAGCGCTGTAGGTCGTCCGTCAAGATACGCGGCCAGGTTCCAATATTGGCCTGATACGCATTGATTATCTTGCTCAGGTCTGCATCCAGCCGTGGGTCTTTTTTGCGGGTGCCGCCGTCCTCTATAACTAGAATATCTTCTATATTATCTTCTATATTATTAGGTCTAAAATTTGGACTGGGGTGGTCTAAATTTTGGACTACCCCGGTATAAAAATTGGACTGGGGTGGTCTAATTTTTAGACTACCCCTCGGAGCCGCCAGATAATAATTGTGCTTGATGCCATTTACAACCTCTGTGCGTTTTTGAACCAGCCCTTTTTTGATGAGCTTATCCAGCGTATTGAACACGGTCTGCTTGCTTTCCGCTCCAAGCCATTCCTGCATGTAGCGGATGCTTCCCGAAAATTCAGTTTCGCCATCTTGCGTAAATCCGTAGATTATTGCATATAAGTTCAATTCGTTTCCTTTGAGGTTCAATTCAGTGCGCATCCAGCCCAGAAGCATAACGTAGTTGTCTGGCTTTACCATCCAACCACCCCCTTACCTCGGTTAGAACGGCAGATCATCGGCATCGTCCAGAACCGAGAAATCATCGTCGCTGCCCTGAGAAAAGCTCTGGCTGACCTGAACATTGCCAGGATGATCAGCGGCTCCCTGCCACTGTTGGCGCTGGCTCTGGGTGGCAAAGCCCATCTGCTGGGGCTGCGGCTGCTGATTCCGATAGGTGGCCGGTGGCGGGTTCGTCCCGCCATCATCCACGGTCCCCTGCTGGTTGTCCTGCTTCGGCCCCGCAAAATAGATGTTGTCCACCACGAACTCAATCGCCGTGCGGTTGTTTCCGTTCTTATCCTCATACTGCCGCGTCTGGCAGCGGGAATGAACCACAGCGGCGCTCCCCTTGCGGAAATACCTGCTGACGAACTCCGCCGTCTTGCCCCATGCGGTAAAGGTGAGCCAGTCCGTAGGACGATGACCGTTGGCATCCACCATATCCCGGTCAACCGCCATGCGGAAACTTGCCACCTGCTTTCCCGTCTGGGTGGTCCGCAGCTCAGGATCAGCGGCAAACCGCCCCTGAAAATCACAGCTGTTCAGCATCGGTCAACCTCTCCGCTCCTTGCGCGTGCATCGCCGCCAAAGGTTCAACCATGCCCGGAATGACAGGGGCAGGAGCTTCAGCGTCCAATTCCACCGAATGCAACGCATCATGCATGTTCTGAACGAACTCGTGAAATGTGTACTTTTCCGTGGTAATCGTGCAGCTTTCCAACTTGTGATAGATGATTTTCAGCTCCGTGTTTGCTGCCAGCAATTCCTTGTACTCATCCACCGGAATTGCAATAACTTCCGGTCTTGCGCCATACGTATTCATAATTTTTCCTTTCCGGTCATTTTGACCATTCTTCTTTGTAACGAGCCAGCTGTTCCGGGGTATCCGTCTGGATGCCCAGTTCCTTGGCTTCTTCGATTGCGCCGTCCACAAGACGGGCAAATTCCTTTGAATCCATCTTGTGGCTTTCCTTGTAGACAAAATAGCAGGAGTAGTCTTTTCCGTTTTCCTGCCGGGTTTCATAGAGCCGGACATAGGGGTAAAAGTCGCTGGGATCTACGGTCGGCGGGAGTTTCAGGCCAACAGGCTTGCCGTCCTTGTCGCGGGCAAGCGCTCCATACGAAACCACGAGCCGCCGCTTTACTGCATCCTCGCTCTCGCCGGTCTCCGCAGAAATCTTGTTGCACAAGACGTGGAAATACGCATTTGCTGACAGGCTGCGCTTTTCCCTGTGCTTTTTGATTTCCACATCCAGAACCGGCTCCTGATGGAGCTTGTCCCAGATTTCCCGGAAGTCGCCGTTGATTTCCAGCGTGACCCGTTGTTTCCCGCCGAGGGTAAAAGCCATGTCTACCAGCCGCCCGGTCATGTGACATCCTCCTTGTCCTGATGGCAGTGCATATAGATATAGGCGCTGTTCGGCCCCATGTTGGCGTATAACCAGTCATTGATCTTGGCAAGGCTCATGTGGTTGTGCAGCACTCCCAGCTCGTAAATGTACTCACCGTTCAGCTTTTTCTCAGCAATTTTGGCTTGGATTTCCGCGTCATCGTAGTTAGCTTCCACCATGTACAGGTCATAGTTCGGAGCCGTGATGCCGTTCAAATTGTTCATATCTGTGCAGTAAAACAGCTTCCCTGATGGGAGCCAGACTTTCCAAGCGCAATTCGGAACATTGTGCTTGACCATATCGGGCCTGACGTTGCAGATGCCGTATCCATACATGTGCCCCGGCTCCAGAACATCAATCTGCGAGACCGGCACCCCTGCATCCACCAGCGGCTTGCACAGCCATGCACAGCACGCAAAACGGAGCGTGGGGCGGTTTTCTGCCAAAAGCCGGAGCGTTGTCGGCTGGAAGTGGTCACTGTGAATGTGAGTGAGCAGAACCAGCTTCAACGCCCGGTATACTTTTGACAGTGCCTTGAAAGACACGCCGCAGTCAATCAGGATTTTTTGGTCAATCACCACCGCATTGCCTTTACTGCCAGTTGCGATGATGTTGTAGTCGATCATAACGAGCTGAGGTCAACCACCGGCTCGGCGGTCGTGGGTTCACTCTGAGCAATGTCCACATGGGGCAATGCCTGCCCATCGCCCACCTCAGGCTTCCCGGTATGCAGTTCCGGCTGTTCGGATGCACCAGGCATCGGTTCCGGCTCGGTGATAATCTCGTTGTTGTCGGACACTGTTGCCACGGCGTTGTCGCTCTCCATGGCTTTCGTCATTTCGATGCTCATAACGCCCCAGCGGGAAATAAGCTGGCGAAGCAGGGTCTTTTTGGCCATGTCATCAAAGTTTTTGTACCAGAACGAGGAGTACTTCCACATCTCGCTTTCCGGGACTTTGCCAGCCATCAGGTCTTCGTAGTTCTTACGGCTGAAAGCCTTGGAATAGGTATCGGCATGGGTCATCATTTTCTCTTTCGACCAATACAACACCTTGCGGAAGCCGTTGAGGTACTCAAAGTAGGCCATATACCCGACCGTGGGCAACGCGTCACGCTGATCGTCATCCTCGACGAACTGGAATTTGGCTTTTCCGGTTTCCGGGTCTTTGCCGAGGTACTCGCCCTGCTTGATGACCATAACATCCAGATCCTTGTACTGGCCGCTGCGTAAGGCCAGCTGGATGTAGCCCTTATAGCCCAGAACAAACTGTGCCGTGACACTCTCCGGGCGGATCAGCCTGTTGTTGCGGTCATACTTGGCTTTCTGCTTGAAAGGCACGAGGTAGTACTGCCCCAGCTGAGGGGACGGGCTGAGGTTCAGGCTTTCACCCAGCAGGGCACCGGCCAGAATCGTGCCGGCATCGCATTCCTGCAGGGCGGGGTTGACGGCCACCGCCGAGGTAATGCTGGCCGTGAACCGGCGGGCGCGGGCCGGGTCGCGCAGAGTGTTGGAGATCAAGGACTGATAGCCCTTGGTGGTGATTGCCACGGAGAACTTGGGCTTCTGCTGCGCTTGCAGCTGGTTGTTATACGTTGCCATATTCGATACCTTCCTTTTCAAGATAATTTTTCAGGCCGATAAGCTGTGCTTTCGTGCCCTTTGCGTAGAAGCGGGTCATCAGAATGGGTTCCGGCTTGGGCTGCGAGACCGGTTCGGCATCGGGCTGCACAGGCATTTCCGGGTCTACTGAAATTTCCTGCGCTGGTTCAGGCTGCGTCTGGGCTGCTGCGGCAGCAGCGGCGCGAACTTTTTCTGCCGCAGCTTCACGTTCTGCCTGCCTGACACGGCGTTCTTCTTCCAGCCGCCGCTGCTCTTCGAGAGCCTTGTGACGGTTATCCACAACTTTAATCGCTGTGGGCAGGTCGAGGTTCTTCCGGTATTCCACCATGACCTCCGCAGAACTTTCCATAGCGTCGATTGCAGTAACATCGGACACGATGCCATCCACAAACGCCTTTGCCTGTTTTTTCAGAGCAGTGACGCTGTCGCTCATGTTGACTTTCGGCCGGTAGGTCAAGTCATCCATCCAGTCAATACCTGCGGCCGCCACCAACTCGTTGTAATACTCCTGAACAGCATCCGTCTTCTGCGCCACGATACCGGAAGTAACGTCCGTGATTTTCCGCTTCAGTTCTGCGTCTGCGGTCTGGAACGGCACCGTTATACACTCACGATAAACCTTTTCAAACTCGGTATACGGCTCAAGGATTTTGTCCTTGACAGCAATGCGCTGAGCTTCGTATTCCTTGAATTCCTTGGTCAGCTGTGCGCGAGCATCCTTGACGTTCTTATAAGTCTGCTCTGTGCAGACCAGCGAGAGCGCGTCAGCCGTGCGCTGCTCGATGTCAGCCTTTACGCTGTGCAGCCGCTCAACGATGATGGGCAACTGCTGCAGTTCGATAACCTGCAATGCGGTTTCCTGTGCCATGTGGCATCCTCCTTTTACTTTCCGAAAACGATGGTTTTCCCGGTGTCCTTATTCAGGAGCACCATGCCGTTCGGGATATCCCGAACCCAGAGATACGCGGTGCAGTCCCAACCGGCAGCAGAGAGGGCTTCTTTCTGGCGGCGGGTCAATTTCTTGGCTTTCAAAAAATCATCTCCTCATCGGTCTTGTTGACAGCGATGTTCAGCGTGATGGTCTCCCGGCAGCGGCGGCCGAAGTTGCCCTCCGAGCCGAACATCTTGGTTTTCTCGAACTCCTTTGCGCTATACACGCTGGCACAGTTGAGAACATTGGGAATGCGGTCAGGGTGGACTGCCCGGAACGCCTGACACGCCATGTGGTAGTTGGGCGCCCAGACCACCGTCCATCCTCCACAGTACGGCTGATCATCATCTGAGCCGTATGTGAAGTAGAATTTTTCCAGATCCATCACTCAGCCTCGCTTTCGTTCTTGATGCAGATACCGAGCGCAGAGAACAAGAGCATCAGGCCAGCTTCATCTCCGTCATCCAGGCTCATAAAGTCGAGTTCCCCGGCCACAAAGCCCTCACGGAGAATCACAGCGGTGCCCACAATGGGATGACCATGTTCCGGCGTACCGTAGAGAATGCTGGCAATGCTGTTGATGGCGTAGCCTTTCAGCAGTCCCTCATCATCAATCACCATGCACAGTCCTTCCGGCAGATACTTGGGATGAACCACCTCGATGCAACCGCCGACCTCTTTCTGGAGGTTGTCCAGCAGCGGTTCGCCGAAGTCCTTGAACTGCATCTGATTCTCGGTGTTGATTGCCAAACCTTTCATAAAAATCGCTCCTTTCTGTTTGTAGGCAAAATCAAGCATAAATGAATTTCTTCGCATTGCAGTTGCTTTTCTTCGCCTTTGCGTATCGATGCGTCTCGGCTCGGCTCGTCGCCTTGCCTTCGCCATGCCATGGCTGCGCCTTCCATTTCAGTTCGCCGCCTTTGTCGTTCTCAGCGTGTCGAAGCCGCTCCTTGCCATTGCGTTGCGGAACACCGCAAGGCTCCACTTTGCCATCGCTTATCGCCTCGATGCGGAACTATGCCCTTGCGTTTCATTTCATGGCGTTACAGAGCTCTGCCCTTGCCGCGCCTTTCCTCTCTAGGCAATGCCCTCGCTTTACTCTGGTACGCTACGTTTTGCCTAGCCCTTGCAAGGCTCATCGCATCCATACGAAGCAATGCCGTTGCTCTTCTACTCGAAACGGTGCTATGCAGTTGCAGCACAAGTCATGTCGATGCTCTGCCACTGCAAGGCGTTACAGTTCGTGGCTAAACCACGCCATCGCATTACTCGGTGATTTCATAGGAGAAACGGCCTTTGCCGGAATTACGCCACTGGCCGATACCGCGCAGGGCGCCATAGTTCAGCCATTCCAAAACAGCCTTTTCGTGAGAATCGTCCATCAGCAGAATTTCAAACTCACAAGTGGAGCCAGCAGGGATTTGCTCACTGTTCGCAAGGCTTACACGCTCGCCCTGTGCGGTTTGGGCGCGAAGCGGACGCTGGCACTCGGTCATTTCGCCATTGAAATGAATGGGAATCATGCGCGGCTGAACGAAAATCAGGCCATCAATAACCTTTTTGTAGGCAGTGATCTTGCCGGATTCGTTCACGGCCTTTTTCTTGCCAGTTTCGGTCTTACCGCCGATTCTGGAGAGCATACCGCAGGAATCCTTGAAGAAACCCTTGACCTGATAGTCATACAAAACAGGCTCGCCCTTTTCGTTGCGAGGGAACACCGTCATGCCCTTGTCAGCCACGGCATCTGCACCCAGCGCAGCCACTTCATCCTCAACGGTTGCGGCATCCGGGGACTTGCTGGCAATGAACTCGCGGGCAATGTTCTGGTTGCTGGGCCATGTGCCAAGCACGGGCTCAACAAATGTCAGCTTGACTTTGATTTTTTTCATACGATTACTCCTTTTCCGGGAAGCATTCGTTGACTTCCCATGCGTCTGCGGCCTCTATGCAGCGGTCGCAGCCTACGATTGTTCCATCCTCGGCGCGATAGATGGTATCGCACCGCTGGTGGCAGATGGGGCACACAGGAGGGTCAGGGTAGCCAGCCTCCGCATCAGTCCTTGGATACAGCATCCAGCACCTCCCGGAGCGTCCGGCCCATCCAGCGGCCTACACCGTCCAATGCACCGTTGCTGTCCAGCCAGACGAACAGAGCTGCAATGGCGGCAGTCAGAACGAACTGCGCCGCCGGGAGCCGGGCTGCTGCTTGTTCTGCGGTGATGCCGTACATGGCCATCAGAATCTTAATCATTCTTATTCTCTCCTTTCTTTCTCTGCTGGTAGGCCTCCCACTCGGCATCCAATATCGCCCGCCCATTCGGCATGGCAATGATGTTGAGATAGAGTTGCTTGCAGCCTCGTGCCAGCATTTTGGCAGTTTCAGGGCTGATTTCATCCAAGTGGATGTGTGGAATACTATCCATGTGAACCTCCGTTGTTCAGTTTAACTGAACTTACAGGGCAAAAAAATAATCTGGGATGTCCGACACTTCGATTTTTAGTGCCTGACACGCAGCTTCGATTTCGTCCTGTTTCCAGTCAACCTTACCGTTGAGTTTGAGAGAGGTGGTGCGGTCCGACCATCCCATACTCTTGCCAAATGCCCCTCTGGTTCCGAAAATCTCAACGATTCGGCCCAGCAGCTTGTTATAGCTTCTCTGCATCGTTTTCACCTCTTTTCCGTTCGGTTCAGTTTAACTGAACTGTTCACACTTTACCACAACGATTTCTCCTTGTCAATACAAAAATTCACTTTTTTTGAACTTTTGGGCTGGAATACTTGAACTTTTGTTTATACCATGATATGATGTAACCATACCGGAGGTGAACCAAATGAAGCCATCAACGACCGCAGAACGTCTGCAAGAAGCTATGAATATCAGAGGTCTGAAACAGGTTGATGTTTTGAGGCTTGCAGAGCCGTACTGCCGCGCTTACGGTGTCAATCTTGGAAAAACCGCTTTGACCCAATATGTTTCAGGGAAAATCGTTCCTCGGCAAGATAAGCTAACCATCTTGGGATTAGCCCTTGATGTTTCAGAGGTATGGCTGATGGGATACGATGTTCCCATGGAAAGAAAAACTGCGCCCATCCCCATGGAAGAGGATGAGCGCAGCAAAGAGTTCGTCGAACTATTTAATCAGCTCAGCACCGAGCAGAAAAAGGCCGTTCTATATGTTATGAAAGGCTTTTTAGAAAAGCAATGACACGTTCTTGATCTTCTGCTGACAGATGCAAGAACAGTTCAAGTGCCAGCATGGCGCGAAGCTGCTCTCGGACATCATCGGAATCGATGGAAACGTCCATAATATTCCGCTCCTTTCTGTAAAATTACTGCCAGCAGTTTATCTGATTATACCAGAATAACATACGGTTTTCAGCCGTTTGTAAAATAATGCCAGAATACGATGAATAATTATGATTTTGACTACAACTGGCAACGTGCAGGGTAAAAACGTAACGGAATAGGTGATTTCTTATGGATTTGAAAGAAATTGCACTTCACTTGCAAGATTTTAGGAATGTCTATGTGACAGGGAATCCCGCCATGTTGAGGAGCCGGACGGATTTTCTTGATATTTTTTCAGCGTATGGTCTGGCCGCAGACATGAGCGTGTCAAAGAAGACCGGGCTTTTAATCGTGTGCAGTGACCCGATGCAAAAGAAAATCGACAGAGCTGCCGCCCTAAACATTCCAATCATTTCAGAACAGCAATGGTTTGAACTTATGCCGGAACTAGAAGCCCTCGGAATGTGGAATGGAAAGCCAATTCCGTTTGCGGATGACAATGGCATCTACCGTTTTGATGTGGGTGGTGTTGGATAATGGCAAAAAAGAAGAAGCCCGCCGGGGGCAACGCCATCATCTATGCCCGCTACTCGTCCCATAACCAAAGGGATGTTTCCATCGAACAGCAGATTGAGGCCTGCCGGAAACACGCTGCAGAACTTGGGCTGACCATCACCGACACCTACGAAGACCGCGCGATCAGCGGCCGCACCGACAACCGTCCGGCGTTTCAACGGATGATGCGAGATGCCGAGGACGGAAAGTTTCAATATGTCTTGGCGTGGAAGTCCAACCGCATGGGTCGAAACATGATGCAGGCCATGGTCAATGAATCCCGCCTGATGGATTGCGGTGTAAAGGTGTTCTACGCCGAGGAGGATTTTGACGATTCGGCCGCTGGGCGTTTTGCCTTGCGCAGTAT